CATTTTCAAAACAATTTCCGGTTAGGAGGCTTTGTGAACGGAGGACTGCACCCGTGGCCGAAGTCCAAGCGGCTCTCCTCCGGTAGAACCGATGCCGCCGGCAACTACGACACGCTACTTTCCGGTCGCAATCATCTATTCAAATCAATCAAATACATACCGTCTGACTACCGGGTAAAAATATCGAACGATGTGATCTACGCCCCCATTCACAACTGGGGTGGATCTGTCTCTGTAACTGTTACAGATCGTATGAGGCGTTTCGCATGGGCCAAGTACCGAGAAACCTCGGGCGAAACAAAGAAAAATACGGGGAAGAAAAGCCGGGGAAAGGCGACAAGCAAACGACCAACCAACCCACAGGCGCAGATGTGGAAAGGACTTGCCCTCACCAAGAAAAAGAAACTGAACATACACATTCCACAACGACAATTTCTTGGCGATAGTGAGGAGCTCAACGAAAAAATAGAAAAGAGAATCGAAAAAGAAATCAGAACTATATTAAACTTATAAAATCATGGAAGAAATTTTTATCACCATCATGGAGCAAATCGCCCGTGAAATGCCGGATCTGTCGCTCATCGACGAGGACTACGGCCAATTGGAAATGGGAGCCGACGAAGACCACTACCCGGTCACCTTCCCCTGCGTGCTGATCGGGAACACCGATTCGAACTGGCACGACCTCGGCTACGGGGCGCAGAACAGCGAGTCGTTCATTACCGTGCGCCTCGCCATCGACTGCTACCACGACACCAGTCACGCCTCGGGAACCTACGAGAAAGTACGCGAACGCCAGCAGACGGCGAACAAGCTGTACCAAACCTTACAATGCTTGCAGTGCTCGGAAAACGCATCGCCGCTCGTGCGGGAGAAAAGCCGGGAATATGCGCTGCCGGGATATATCAAGGTGTTCGAGACGACCTTTTCGTTTACGTTGCACGACGAGTCGGCGATGGAATCATAGTGTGGGAAACAGTTCGAGCTGTGAGGCTTTCAGCCGGGGAACTTTCACTTTGGGCAGGGGCTTGAAGTCCTTGTCGGTCCCCTCGCGGGACTTACGCCGGATAATAGCCATGATACGCTCCTCGGAGATAAAGAACTCACGCTCCGACAGAATGCGTAGCGCGTCATCGAACCGCAACCGTTGCACCTCGGTCCAGTAATAGTAACGGCGGCACAACGCCTCGTCCCTCAGCTTGATCAGTTCTTTGTCTCTCCCTTTGCCCATAATGCAAATATAATTGATTTTCACCCGTTTTGTATAAAAAAAGTGCCGATTTTTCACATTTCGGCACTTCCTGTTTAAGGAGTCAACGACTATTCTGCGAATCGCCATCGGCCCCGATTCATGACCTTATTCTTTACGATTCGGTCATTCCCAACGGTATGGGTCTCCACATGCCGTTCCTATCTTTCATCTCGGCGCGGATAAACTGCTTGCTCACCTCCGGCTGGTAGCTCTCCTCGATAATGCGCACACCCTCCATGAACCGTGCGTCGCCGGTATCTTCGGCCACCTTGCGCAGCTGCACGATACGGCTGGCCTTTAACGTGCCTTTGGCGTCGCGGCTCAACAGCCGGAACACCATGTTCACCAACGCCTGCGTCTTTTCGTCGTTGGCCAGCGAGGCGATGTACTCCTTCACGATGGCGATTCCGTCCTCTACCGTGTCCCGGTAGCCGTCCGTCACATACACGCCCAGCGTGATGCGTTTGTCGCCCGCGCTGTTGGTGAAGGTATGACTGCGTTGGTCGTTGCGCATCTTCGTTTTAAACAGGTCGGACTTCATGGCAAGTATAGCCTTGAAATTGTCAAGCACCTTCTGTTTGCTCTCCTTGATCTCCTCGCTGATACCCAGCAACACGGGAATGGAGTTCTCGATCTCCTCGTCCACCATCTGCCTGTACATTTCCCGGTCGGCTTTGGCCTTCTCTTCGGCCGCTTTTCTCGCTTTCGCCTGTTGGAAGGCTTCGAATTCTGCTCGTTCTTCCGCTGTCATGATTACTGTTTGTTCGTTGAGTTCTTTCATAATCATTTATTTATAAGTTAAAAAAATATGCTACTTTTGTAAAAAAAATTACATGGATTTTACCGAATATATTCGTATTTTCAATAAGGAGCAAAAAGGACAATTTACAAGTTTCTGTATTCAACTACCTCTAATATTTACAGTCCTTTATCTATATTGTCCTCTGTTTAAGGAAATGGATTTATACGTACAAATTATATTTTCTATAACGGCTTCCATACTTACGCTGTTCTTTTTTGATATTTTCCTGATATTCTATTATAAAATGCTAAAAATAAGCTCTACATTCGACATTATATTGCCCACAGTTCCTGTCTTATTTTCCTCTTCCTATTTGATATTATCTGTTGATTTATATCAATTAGGTTATCAGTATGCATTACATATATATCTGTATAGTTTATTTGCATTTGTGACCTTTTTTATGGGGATAGGAATATTCATTCATATATTTAATCGTTATCATAAAAATAAGGGGAAACAAATAACTGGGAAACAAATAGATTTGTAATCCAATTTTTAGGGGCGTTGGGGTCTATAATTACATAGGCGTCCCAGTTCAGTTTTACATCATGCACCTTTTCCTTCATTCTTCCTCCTCGTAATTCTGCATTTCCGGCTCGTCGTCAATCCACATCGATTCGCTGTTTGCGTAAGCCCAGTCGGCCAGTTCGCTGAGAAACTCGGCGGCCTCTTGACGGCTCATGTCCGAGATAAATACCGTAACTTCTTTTTTTACAATCTCCAAATTGGTTCGTGTTTTATTTTCCATATCTTCAATTTTTAGGGGCGTTGGGGTCTATGATTACATAGACGGCCCGGCCCGGTTGTTTCACTTCGTGTTCT